AGAGGACATGGTACGAAGTCGGGAGCCTGGGAATTTTATACTGGGAGACTCGGGCGGCTTTCAGATTGCCAAGGGACTATGGGAAGGTGACTGGAAAGCCAACTCAGGTTGTGCCAAGGCACAGAAAAAACGAGACGGTGTCCTAAAGTGGTTGGATAACATTGCTGATTACGGCATGATTCTTGATATTCCCACCTGGGTTATTCATGACAAGAAGTCTAGCCAGGCTTGCGGAATTTCTACCTTGGATCAAGCATTTGAAGCCACCAAGTTCAACAACGAATATTTCATTGCCAATCGCCGAGGCAAAGAAAATGGCGGTGCCAAATTCCTAAACGTGTTACAAGGTGATAATCATACCTCAGCAGAGATTTGGTATCAAGAGATGAAGAAATTTTGTGATCCTGCTCAATACCCTGGACGTCACTTTGATGGTTGGGCCATGGGCGGACAGAACATGTGCGATGTACACCTGGTGTTGAAACGCCTGGTGGCATTGCGTTATGATAACTTGCTGCAAGAAGGTGTGCATGATTGGATGCACTTTTTGGGAACCAGCAAGCTAGAGTGGGCAGTTCTCTTAACTGTTATTCAACGAGCCGTAAGGAAATATGTCAATCCAGCGTTTACCATCTCTTTTGATTGCGCCAGCCCATTCCTCGCAACAGCGAACGGACAGGTCTACTATGAAAATGTCTTCCCGCAAGACGGCAAATGGTCGTATCGCATGGCTCCTTCAGCCGATGACAAAAAATACTCCACTGACACACGAAAGTGGAATACAGGAGTAATTGCTGATGGTATCTATCCGCGTTGGCAAGATAGTCCCATAAGTGATATGTTGACCATGAAGGATGTTTGCATCTACAAAGATGGTATACCCAAGGCTGGTGTTACTATTACCGAAGAAAATTTTAAAGATCCTGCGCTATACGATGTATTGCCAGATCAAAACAAAAATGGTAAATGGGGCAAAACAAGCTGGGATAGTTTTAGCTATGCCTTGCTCATGGGTCACAATGTGTACATGCACTTGACTGCTGTGCAAGAAGCCAATCGACGTTTTGATGCAGGAGAGCATCCTGCCATGATGCGTCGAGATGGTGGCAATTATGAGTATTTTGAACACATTGTAGAAGCCATTTTTGCTGCACCAGATAGGCAAACTGCTGATGCCATAATTGAACAATACAGTTCATACTGGATGCAAATTGTGGGCACACGCGGATTCAAAGGCAAAAAAGCCATGAATGCACGTACACAGTTCAACGCACTGTTTGATTTAGAAGAAACTGCGGTTGAAGACGAATTGGATGATAGTGTACAATTAGACAACAACAAACTTGATCAACTAGAACAGGACCAGCAATGAATCGAGAAGGTCATGACAACGTCAACTTTTTTGTGGGAACAGAAGTTGAGCGTACACCAGCATTTGGAAAGCGCACACTATTTGTGGTAGGAGTGCAACCGGTTGCAGAAATTCAAGACTGGCTGGATGACTTAAACAGCTACGAAGATCAATCCAAGCACGTCAAGCATATCTTCTTTGGTGCCAATCACAGTTTTTGCCCAGACAACAACTCAGAATGGGCACAATGGGAAGGCATGATTGGGCACTTTCTTAAAAAAGGTCACATGTGCAGTCTTGATATTCCTGTCAAGTGTGTGGAAGAATTTAACGATTCGGGCTTGTGCGAGTATCGTAACTTTGTTCCGCAGATTCGAGTAAGCATTCCGTATGTGCGGCTATGGAACTACAACACCATGATCAAGATTGACGACAACAATTTTGATGCAACCAACCCAGGAGTGTGGACTCACAGTTTGCACAGCCTGATGTCAAGACGAACATTCACTGACTGGGATCAGTACAACGAGGACAAACCTGTATGAATCAACAACAAAGAGAAACCGTGGAAAGAATTAAAAGTGCAGCAAAACGACAAATCTGGGTCACCTTTCAACGTGCCGGATTTCATCGTTATCCAGCAGCTAGCGAAGATCCAAAATTAAGTGACGTAAGCTATCTTGGATCTCGGCATAGACACCTGTTTAAATTTAAGGTAGAGATTGAAATTTTTCATAACGATCGTGAGTTAGAATTCCATCAGGTCCTAAATTATTGCGAATCTCTTTACAAAGACACCCATCTCGAAATAGATTACAAAAGTGTTGAAATGCTTGCAGATGATCTGTATCTACAATTAGCCAGTAGATATCCAGGAAGATTCATGTCCATTGAAGTAAGTGAAGACGGCGAGTGCGGATGTAGGATTGAATACAAAACTCAACAACCAAATTTGATGGTCAAGATTTAAGATTGATATGGAATATATGCTAAATATCCGTAGAGGAAATGCTATGAAATATTATGTGTATATACTATCTGACCCAAGAAACAACGTTCCTTTTTATATAGGTAAGGGCAAAGGCAAAAGATCTATGTCCCACCTTAAGGAAACAAAAGAAACTACAATCAACATTAGAAAATATAATAAGATACAATCAATTTTCAGTGAAGGTCTGACACCCTTGATTTCTTACTATGCCACTGACTTGTCTGAGCAAGATGCTTATGAATTAGAAGCTTCTCTTATTAAACAATACGGACGCAAAGATTACGATGCTAACGGAATCTTACTTAACATTTGTGAAAACAATCGCCCTCCTGGGCACGATAATTTTTTAACCAACAACCCTGGATTGAGGATGAAAGGGAAAACGTATGAGGAGATCTACGGTGAAGAAAAAGCCAAACAGTTAAAACTTCAAAGAACATTATCTTCTTCTGTAAGAGAAGTTACACAAGAGACTAAAGACAGAATGAAAGAATCTGCCCTTGTCAAGATGGCTAATGGATACAAAATGCCGTCAAGAAAAGGAAAGAGAGATTCTGAAGAGACACGTTTGAAAAAATCTTTGGCACACAGAGGCAAAATTAAGCCGTCGATGAGCGAAGAGACAAAGAAAAAAATTTCAGACACAAAGCGAAAAAATAGTAAAAAATTTTTAAACATTCAATATTTAAGGAAGTACCATGGCCAAGCCTACATTCAAACCCAACCAGCGCCTGACTGAGATCTTTGAAGATCTTGAAGTGTTCTTGGAATTCTGCCAAGACTTTGGGTATCGTTACAACGAGAGCGATCTCTACAACTTCAAGAGCTATGCTTGGCAACAGTTTACCAAGCATAGCACCGGCAAGAACGCCAAGAACATGTGGAGTGAAGACGCTCGACGCTTTGCAGGATACCGTCCAGCATGAGCGCCGCTCGAGAGAAAGACCAAGCGGACTTTGATCTCGAGCGATTCGTTGACATGTTCGACGAGGCCCTGACCAGTCAGGATCCGCGAGTGATTGAAACGCTACGCAATCTCTTGATGATGGTAACACTAACACGACCGGAAACTCGCGAGGAACACGGTCGTAGGTCTGGACCGCTGAGAAGATTGTTTGAGGACGTGAACGATCTAAATAGAAGCATGAGTCGCATGCAGGAAGAAGTTTTACTATAATCAAACAAAGGAAGTTTTATGCGAAAGTTAATTTATATGGGACTCGAACAACTGGAGTCAAGATACACACTACAGCTAACTGAGTGGAATCGACGGGTATTTGATCGTCGAGGGCTCGATGTTGTCTATGTCCCTGGGCTAAACATTGATAATACTAAACAGATTTCTGTTGGACAAGTTTTAGATGCTCATGGTCGAAGTTATTTTTCTATGAGCCAGATGATGAACTTAGTTCAGATGATGCGTAATGGAGAAATTACAAACGAAGATGTAGTGTATTTCGAGGACATGTTTACTCCTGGCTTCGAAAGTCTTGGTTACATCATGAATCAGATTCCCCGCGAGCAGTGCCCACGCATCTATGTTCGCTGTCTAGCACAAGCTATTGATCCTGATGACTTTGTGCATGTTTGGGGCATGGCTCGATGGATGAACTTGTATGAACAAATGGTCAATGAGATGGTGGTTTTCTCGGGGGGTGCAGTATTGGCAACCAATGAGGAAATGGTCGCGCACATGCGCATCGCTGGATGGACTGCTCCAATCTACAACATTTCTGGGTTGGCATTTGGAAAAACAGAAGTACTGGAGCGGATCGGTGGGAAAGAAAACATCCGGCCGTTTGATTCGCGTCCGCGGAGGGTGGGTTTCGCAGCTAGGTTCGACCAAGAGAAACAGCCTGGTTTTTTCATGGACCTTATTGAAATGTACGGTGAGCTCACCAATGAACCATGTGAGTTTGCAATTTTCAGTGGGGGGCCACTCAGGTCTAATAATCCAGAGTACGTGGAGAGAGCCCGCCGCATGGAATCCAAAGGCAAACTCCAGATTTACGAAAATCTAAACAAGAATCAGTATTATGATTTACTTAACAATACTCGTGTTCTCTTTAATTGTGCTCTTCAAGACTGGGTATCTAACACTGTATCCGAAGCCGACACTGTGGGGTGCAATGTTCTTTACCCTGCATATCGTAGCTTTCCTGAAACTTTTGCAAATGATCCTAACCGACTATATGTTCCTTGGAGCATAGATGACGCTTATCATAAGATACAAAATTTATTGCGAGAACCGCATCACAACATGGGTCTCATCTCGGATTGGAACAACGCCACTATTGACCGTATTGTTGATATTATTACTGGTCGAGGTGAGCAATGGAATCGGGCGGGCAATCGATATCGTGACCACGTTGCTCACGAAAAATATCAAGTTGTAAAGATTGAGGAATGAGCACCGTAGTTGTAACAGGAGCTTCTGGATATATTGGAGGGCAATGTGCTCTCCAATTGCACGATGCTGGCCACCAGGTGGTTGGCATTGATCGCAGGCCGCTGCCTTTGCAGTTGAAGGGCATGATACAGTTTGTGCAGGCTGACTTTGACAGTGACGAGTCGTTTAGAAAAATCATTGAGCTAAGACCCAGTGCCATAATTCACTGTGCCGGTACTAGTCTTGTGGGACCAAGCATCCGGCATCCATCAGACTACTACAACAACAACGTGGTCAAGACCTTGCACCTGTTGGGTATAATTGTGTCAGCTGTGCCCCGGACTAGATTTATTTTTAGTAGCAGTGCAGCCACATACGGAGTTCCCGCAGCCAGCTTGCCCTGCCAAGAAACTGATGCGCTAAAGCCCATCAGTCCATACGGTGAAAGCAAGCAGATGGTAGAACAAATCCTTAAATCATACCATCGTGCTTACAATTTAGACTATGTGGCATTTCGTTATTTCAATGCTTGCGGGGCTGATCCACAACAACGACATGGGCAAGAGCCTGGTGCCACACACATTATTGCTCGTGTGCTAGAAAGCATTAGAGACCAACAGGAGTTTACGTTGTATGGTAACGATTACGATACACGAGACGGGACTTGTGTTCGCGACTATGTTCATGTTGGTGATATTGCGCAGGCACATGTTGCAGCCCTGTCTAATAAAATTCCTGCGGGCATCTACAATCTCGGATCTAGCACTGGAACCAGCAACCAAGAAATAATTGCTGCGGCTGAACGTATCACTGGGCAAAAGGTCCAGCTGCATCACAGTGCTAGGCGCGAGGGTGATCCTGACGTGTTAGTAGCTGATGCTGCTCGGTTTAATCAGCTGGTACACTGGCAACGTTTTGATCTAGATCACATGATTCAACATGCATGGAACTGGTATGTTTGATAAAATTTTAAAATTTGAACAAGAGCTAGCAGAGTTTACAGGTGCGCCCTATGCCATCATGACTGACTGCTGCACTCATGCCATAGAATTGTGCCTGCGTCATGAACGAGTGCAAGAAGTTGTAATGACTCCTTACACCTACTTGAGCATTCCTATGACCATGCACAAGTTGGACATTCGTTACTACTATCGAGAAGAAGAGTGGACTGGAGAATATCAGTTTCATGGCACACGCATCTGGGATTCAGCACGTAGACTGGAACCCAACATGTATCGAACTGGACAAATGCAATGCTTGAGTTTTGGGCATGACAAGCCTTTACACATAGGCCGTGGTGGTGCTATACTACTAGATAACGAGTCAGCATATCGTCGACTAATTCGTATGAGGTACGATGGTCGCGATCTAAATATATCGCCCTGGGCAACACAAAAGGAATTTGAGGTTGGATATCATTACAAGCCCACTCCCGAAGAAGCTGTGCAAGGACTTGCACAGCTGGAAGGTTTGCGTGAGTTTTGTGCTCCTCCGCGAGCAGTTGTGTATCCAGATTTAAGAACCATCACTATCAAGAACTAATATGACAGATACAAGCAAACACCTATCACAAGCAATCCGCGAGCGTATGAAATCCGACGGCAAGAGATTCTGGGCCGGGGACAACATTAGTGAATACATCAAACCAGAAGAACGCAGACTGCTAATCGACGAGGCTGCAGAAGCATTTGAAGTAGTACTGGACCGACTACTGATTGATCGAGAAACAGATCCCAACTCAAAGGGCACAGCCCGTAGGTTGGCCAAAATGTACTACAATGAAATAATGGCAGGTAGATATGAACAAGCACCAGATGCAACAGCATTTCCAAACGATTCGCAGGACCGCTACGAAGGTATGCTCGTGGTTCGCAGTGAACTTCGTAGTATGTGTAGTCATCATCACCAACCCGTTGCTGGGGTTGCTTATATTGGCATTATTGCGGCAGAGAAATTAATTGGCCTCAGCAAGTACACCCGAATCGCACAGTGGTGCGCCCGCCGTGGTACACTACAAGAAGAACTATGTAATGACATTGCTCGCGAGATTAGCAAGGCTACTGAATCAGAAAACGTAGCAGTATATGTGCAGGCAATTCATGGTTGTTGTGAGAATCGTGGTATTATGGCTCACAGTAGTCTTACACAGACCACAGTTCTTAGAGGCGCTTTCAAAGAAGATCAAAGTGTCAAGAAAGAGTTCTTTGACAACATCAAGTTGCAGCAGGACTTTGCACCACGTTAAATTTATCTAACTAAATATAATTTCAATCAAGATGATACACTAATGTTTTTAGCGTTAGAACAAGATTTACCCAACAATAAAATTATTCCATTGCCCCAGTTTAACAATCAAGTCAGCATTGTTAACACTGAGCAATACCGCCTTATATCCAACATTTGTCCGCATCAGAACTCCAAAATTGCAAAATCTGCTACGGAGCATTTGCGCTGCCCTTATCATGGCATGACATTTGACTGTCAGGGCAAAGGTACTAACAACAACTATGAATTGAAAACATGGGACACCTATCGAACACAGACCATGTTGTTTGATAAGCCTGTTGACCATTTTCCAATTGCAACGCATAACATGACCTTGGTTGAACATCGACAAGATTATGTGAATGCATCAACGCACGTTATCATGGATGTGTTTCTTGATATTGATCATATACCTGTTGCGCATCAAGGTGTATATGACCAGGTGGGTATTCATAGCGTGGACAATGTATCGTGGACCATATTTGAGAATGGAAGCATACAATATGTACCAGCACAAGATACTGATCACATACTTGAGTCAGACAAGATCTACAATCTTGGTGCAGTATGGATGGCTGTTTATCCCGGTAGCATGATTGAGTGGCAGCCTGGTGCATTGTTTGTAACCGTTGCATGCAAACGCGGTTTGGGCAGTGCTGTACAAGTCTACAAGTATCGGGATACCAGGTACGATCAGAACAGTTGGGATCTTAATGAACAAGTATGGGAACTGGCTTGGTCACAAGATCGAGCACTGGCAGAAGGTATCTGCTTGCTGGCAGAAAACAACCTAGACGATTTAAAAAAACATTACAGAAACTGGATCAATCATGCTGTGTAAAGATAACTGGATTGAGGTGTCCTGGGACGGATTGCCTGCTAGACAAGGTCCTGAGAACCTGTCAGTCAATATCAATCGCAAGGCCAAAGAGCTTTTGCCCTTTGACACTGCTTGCAGTCGCGTAGCAGAAGAAATATATAGCACACATAAAAATTTATACATTGCCATGAGTGGCGGCAGTGACAGTGAAAACGTTGCCAACACGTTTTTACGCATGGGTATTCCGTTTACCCCAATCATGATAACATACGATGTAACTCGCCACAATGATCAAAAATTAGAAATGTGGTGGGCGCAACAATGGTGCAAAAAACACAACATAGAACCTCTTGTAGTTGATGTGGGTAATTATGCCAACAGTAAAACAGAAAAACAATATACTTCAATTGTTAAACCGCGACTTGGCAATGGCACAGTAACTCATGGACTAATCTTAGACACTGTACAACAACTAAACGGGCATATAGTATCTGGTTTCCAACTTGAATACTATCCTGACCACGAACAGATGGAATACCTAACACCAGTGCTGGGAAACTACAATGGCTTTGTAATGGAAGAAGCTGACCTCTATGTAGAAACCTTGGTGCCAAATCAACATCCCTGGGCGTTTTATTATTGGAACGCCGAAGTCATGGCCAGTTTTGTGTCAGAGTGGGATACTAATCTTACTATGCAGGAAAACAAAGCCAAAATTTACGGCACTGTGCATAGACCAAAATTTGTTTACCATCAAGATGTGTTTGAACCAACCATTAAAAAAATTCGAGACCGATGTAAACAGCATTGGGGAACCAGAGATTGTGCATTGTTGGGCTCTAGAGAACAACTACTTGCACAATTACTTGGGTAAATAGTTCTTTACAGCGGTCTTCGGTCATCATCCCGCTATACAAACTCTGCTGCCTATGCTACAATAACATAGGAGAATAACATGCAACCAGTAGTTTACAAATACACAAGTACTAAAGAATATCACGATGCGTTTCCGTGTGCTTATCGACAATGGCGGGCCGACAGCCATTGCAATCTAATTCACGGATACAGCTTCTCAATGAAGTTCTATTTTGGCACCAACGATCTTGATGTTCGCAATTGGGCAGCTGATTACGGTGGCCTCAAGGAACTAAAGAAAATATTAGAAGACCAATTTGATCATACACTGATCGTGGCACAAGATGACCCTGAACTAGAAACCTTCAAGCTTTTACAAGAGCGCAAGATGGCCAAGATTGTTGTGTTGCCAAAGCTGGGCTGCGAAGGACTGGCTGACCAACTGTACAAGTTTGTGAACGGCATCTATATTCCTGAAAACTGGGGACCTGGAGAAGCCGAACGCTTGTGGTGCTATCGTGTGGAAGTTCGCGAAACACAGGCAAACATGGCTTTCCGTGAAGGCCACCGTGAATGGAACGAAGATTTATTTGCCTAATATGGAACAAACAGTACAAGAACCCAAATTTGACATTGCAATATTGCTGGCCACACGTGGTCGCACAGACTCGGTAAGTCGCAGTATTCGCAGCCTAGTTGACCTTGCTGACAACATCAAAAGTGTACAAATCATGTTTGCGTTTGACAAGGATGACAGTGTGGGCCCGTCACACTTTTTGACAGACATCAAACCCATGTTGGATCAGGCTGGTGTATCATACACTGCCATGAACTTTGAACCCATGGGTTATGTGAACTTGCACAAGTACAACAATGCCATGGCCGCAAGGACCAACAGCCGATGGTTGGTTATCTGGAATGACGACGCTGTGATGCAGACCAAGGGCTGGGACAGCAAGATCATGGGTTATCATGAGCAATTCAAGTTGCTGGCATTTCGCACACACAATCTGCATCCGTATAGTATTTTTCCAATTGTGCCAAGAAAGTGGTATGACTTGTTGGGTTACATCAGTCCGCACCCCACACAGGATGGTTGGGTAAGTCAACAAGCATATCTGTTGGACATATATGAGCGCATTGACGTAGATGTATTGCACGACCGCTATGACTTGACTGGCAACAACAACGACGAAACATTCCGCAATCGCCCCATGCTAGAAGGCAAACCCAACGATCCCAATGATTTTCACAGTGAGAACATGATTGATTTACGGCACCGTGATGCTGCAAAACTGGCTACATGGATGCGGGGACAAAGTATCAGTACCAAGTTCTTTGAAGCGGTGTTTGCCGGAACACAAGACCCCTGGGAAAAACTAGCCCAGAACGATGTGAATCAGTTAATGGTACAATTTGCCAACCCACACAAGCACTTCTCTGACAGTAAATAACAAATGAAAAACAAAATTGCCTGGGTTCAACCCAACTTTCAGCAAGGTCCCAAAGAGTTTAATGCTTATTATCTTCCTTACTCTGCAGGTGTAGTATGGAGTTACAGTCTAGCTGATCCAGCCATACGTGAACGATTTGAAGCCACTGACTGGATCTGGCGCCGAGATGCACTGGAGCCAACAGCACAACGCCTGGCACTCAATAACATTGTGACTTTCAGTACCTATGTATGGAATCACCGCTATAACTATGAGTTGGCCCGCCGAATCAAAGAAATCAATCCCACGGTATTGACTGTGTTCGGGGGTCCTGAGCCGGCAATAACTGACCCAGATCTGTTTCGCAAAGAACCTTTCATGGACCTGGTGATCTGTTACGAAGGCGAAATCACATTCAAAAGAGTGCTGGAACACTTTGAAACTGCTGACTGGGAATCGGTGCCAGGACTGTTGATCAATCGCAACGGTGAGGCTGTGAAAACCCAAGACGCTGAACGTATTGAAAGTCTTGAGCAGGTAGCTAGTCCTTACTTGTCGGGCATATTTGATCAAATGATGGCGGACCATCCTGAAGTAACATGGCAAGGCACCCTGGAAACCAATCGTGGTTGTCCGTTTGCCTGTACTTTTTGTGACTGGGGTAGTCTAACTTACAACAAGGTCAAGCAGTTTGAACTCACTCGAGTGTTCCACGAACTTGAATGGATGGCCCAACGCAACTTCGATTGGATCTCAATCACCGATGCCAACTTTGGCATGTTTCCCGAACGTGATGGCATGATTGCAGACAAGATCATTGAGATGCAGGAAAAGTACGGATCACCGCGCACCTTCTCAGTGGCCTGGGCCAAGAATCAAAAGAAGGAAGTGATTGACATTGTGAAAAAACTGCTGGATGCTCGAGGCTTCAATCAAGGTCTCACGCTGAGTGTACAGAGTCTTGACTTGGATGTGCTGGAAAATATTCGCAGAAAAAACATGGAAATGAACAAACTAAACGAAGTGTTTGAACTGTGTGATCAACGCAATATTCCTGCCTATACCGAGCTGATCCTTGGCTTGCCCGGGGAAACGTTAGAGACCTGGAAGAAAAATTTCTATGCATTGTATGATCTAAATCAGCACACTGGTATCACTGTGTTCCAAGCCCAGCTGTTGGAAAATGCTGAGATGAATCTACTACAGAAAAAACTGTTCAAGATCACTAGCCAACCAGTTACCGATTACTTTGCTGGCTCATACAGTGTGGAACACATTGAAGAAAGCATTGACGTTATAACTGGCACCAAAGACATGCCCACCCCTGTGATGTTGGATGCACAGATTTTTTCGTGGTTCCAAACTACTATGCACATCAATGGATTTGCTACTATAGTGGCCAGGTTTATCAACAAGTATCTAGGCATCAGTTACCACAACTACTATGAAGACCTGTTTGCATATGCCATGACTCATGACTGGTTGAAGAAAGAAGCAGACGAAGCTAGAACGTATTTTTCTAACTGGATGGATACTGGCCGGATCAACCATCCCAAGATTGGTGTGGAGATTCATGGTTGGAACATCATACATCGTACATCAATGAACATGCACCAAGAAGACCGTGTGGATGACTTGTATGATTTCTTGGAAACTTTCTTAGAGCGTTACAACTTGCCCAAAAATCTATTAGCCAGCCTCATGCGTCTCCAACGCAGTTACTACATCAAGTATGATGACAGAAATGCCTATCCCATGAATTTGACTCTAGACTATAATATTTGGGAATACCTCAGTTTTAACCGACCCTTGGTCAATGAACCCACAGTGTATCGTTTGGATTTTCCTGAAGACAAGACCATGAGCCTCAATAGATTTTTGGAATTGTTTTATTTTGCTCGACGTCGCAACTTTGGCAAAGCCACAGTTGATTTAGTAGGCAAAGTTGACAGCAAAGCAAGTCAGCGCGGCAAAGGTGCTGCCAAGGCACAAGGTTCATTCTCAATCAAACAACTAGCAGCCTAATGAAGAGACTGTTCACTTTTGGGTGTAGCTTCACTAACTACAGATGGAGCACCTGGGCTGACTGTCTAGCACCCGAATTTGACTACTTTGAAAATTGGGGTCAGAGCGGCGGTGGCAACGGCTATATCATGAACTCAGTGATGGAAGCCGATCAACGCAATCGATTTGGTCCAAATGACACTGTGGTTGTGTGCTGGACCAGTCACACGCGAGATGATCGATATGCCAATCGAAAGTGGCAGACTTTGGGAAATATTTTTACTTGCCCCATATACGATCCTGCGTATTTGAAAACTCATGTTGATGATCGTGGTTACATGATACGTGATCTTGCGTATGTCAAGGCTGTAAAAACTTTATTGGAATCTCGGCCTGGACTGACCTGGAGATTTATCAGCATGACCACCTGGGGGTCAGTATCATTTTATAGTGACGCTGTTGAGCTGTATAAAGATTGTGTTGATATTATTTCCAAAGGCTACGATCAAGTGCTTTACCCCAACGGCTGGCCCAATCGAGAAGATCCACACCCTAGCCCTGCTGAGCATTTGGCCTATTTGGATGCAGTATTGCCTGGTTGGGTTACAAAACAATCTACTCGTGTTATAATGCATGATGAAAGCGTCAATCTAAATAAAGATCCCCGTAAGTCGGGTATGGCAAAAGTAACAAGACTATGACACCACAACACAAAGAGATTCTAGATATCACACAAGAAGAGTGTGCTGAGGTAATTGTTGCCGTCAGCAAAATTAACCGTTTTGGTCTAGACAATGTCAAGCCTGGCAAACCATTGACCAATAGGCAACACCTGGCAGAAGAACTAGGGGACTTGCAGGCCATGATTGATTTGTGCACTGACTTCGACCTTGTGAGTCGCGAGGAGGTGCTTGCTGCTGCCAGCAACAAGATTACCAAACTAAAACAGTGGTCAAACATTTTTAAGGACTAACATGAAATTAAAAGTAAGTGAACTATTTTATTCTGCACAAGGCGAAGGCCGCTATGTAGGCGTTCCTTCAATTTTCCTCCGCACATTTGGTTGTAACTTCACCTGTTCAGGCTTTGGTTGTAAGCCTGGAGAAAAAAGCACAGGTGCTGACGAAGTTGCCAAGACTGTGCATTTATACAAGACTTTTGAAGAACTGCCATTAGTAGATACTGGCTGCGACAGCTATGCTAGTTGGCATCCAGACTTCAAACATCTAAGCCCCACATACACTCCTGAAGAACTTGTGGAAAAGATGGCAGCATTGTTGCCTAACAATAACTGGCAACAACCCAACGGCAACCCTGTACACTTGGTTATCACTGGTGGCGAGCCATTGCTGGGCTGGCAGCGAGCATATCCTGAGTTGTTGGACCTGTTGCACGAACGTGGTTTGCGACACATTACATTTGAAACCAATGGTACTCAAGAACTCACACGTGACTTCAAACAGTATCTGGCAAACTGGCACGGTGAGATCACATTCTCAGTAAGCCCCAAGCTGAGTGTATCAGGTGAGACTTGGGCAGATGCAATCAAGCCAGATATTGTATGGGATTACGAAACACATGGCATCACTTACTTGAAGTTTGTGGTAGACAAGATTGAAGACTTCGACGAGCTGGATCGTGCTGTGGATGAGTATCGACTGCGTGGTTTCAGTGGCCCCGTGTTCGTGATGCCAGTGGGCGGTGTGGTTAGCGTATATGACAGCAATAGAATTCATGTTGCAGACGAAGCACTCAAACGCGGTTACTGGTATACCCCAAGATTGCATGTGGATCTTTGGGGCAATGGCTGGGGGAAATAACATGTTTGATTGTGTACTGGTTAATGGTGACAGCTATTCTGCAAAGAACAGCTCGACTCATGTTTACAGCGATTTTTTAAAAAAAGAGCTAGACTTACCAGTACACAACATAGCAGCAATTGGTGCAAACAATCAAAGAATTATAAGAAGTACGATAGAAAAAGCACTAGAGTTAAAATATCAAGGTAACATGCCATTGATATTGATTGGTTGGAGTTTTATTCGGCGTATAGAAGTTTGGTATTATGGCAACAAACCTGGAGTGTTAAATCGAATTCCAGATTCTCTAGTAGGTAACGAACATAAAAATCCAAAGTTTGTTACACTCGATGTGTTGTTGAAGGAGAACGAAGCTACCTTAGAACAGAAATGTTTAATCAACAACGACATGTTTGTACACTCACAATTGACTAATTTTTATACCAGTCTTTTTATGCTTGCAAACACCTTAGAAGCATTGGGGCTTGAATATCGATTTTTTTCTGCTGCTAAAAACACTGAGATCCCAGTAAATAGTTTTCCCTACATTGAATCTTTACAACAAGTGCAATGGTGTATTAACAATAAGAATTTTTATCAGTTGCATAATTTTTGTGTGCTAGATTGGGCCAAAGACAATGATCCTAATGCTCATCAAGTCACTGGGCATCTAAGTACAGAAGGGCACAAAAAGTTTGCAAAATTTTTACAAGGTATTATATATGTTTGATTGGTTTAAGAAAAAGCCCAAAGCAACAGCAGAGCCAAAGCCTGCTAAAGAGCCCCGCGTCAAGGCACCTGTCAAGACTGACAAGGACATTGCTACAGAAAACAAAGAGCCTTATGTGGCCATGATCCGCATGGACATTGATCCCAACAATTTGCACCAAGGTGCATTTGAACTGGACTGGAACGATATTTTTGTAGCAAGGCTGGTCAAGGCTGGCTACATGATGAAGCCTGAAGATACTGATGCTGAAATTGTAGATCGCTGGTTCCAGAACGTGTGCAGACATGTTGTGATGGAAACATGGGAACAAGAACAAGCCATGCGCAAATCAGGCGTATGGGTCAAGAGCACCGACATTGGTGGCGGACGAAGTGAGGTATCATGATTTTTAACCATATTAAAGAACTCAAAGCACAAGGCAAACGAATTGGCATCACATTCAGTCAATTTGACATGCTGCATGCTGGACACATTGCCATGTTAGCCGAAGCTAAAAACCACTGCGACTATCTTATTGCAGGGCTACAAACTGACGCCAGCATTGATCGTCCGGGCATTAAAAATGCTCCAGTACAAAGCATTGTGGAGAGACAGATACAATTGAGTGCCTGTAGATTTGTAGACGAGATTGTGGTGTACACTACAGAGCGAGACTTGATTGACTTGATTCTTACCTTGCCCATTGATGTACGCATCCTGGGCCAAGAGTACGAAGACACAAATTTTACTGGACGCAACGAAGGCACCGGCCTGGGAATAGAGCATGTGTTCAACAGCAGAGATCACTCGTTCTCCAGCAGCAGCTTACGCAAACGTGCAGCAGCAGCCGAAGCTGAAAAGGAACTCTCAAATGGAACCAATAACGCCGCCTAAGACTTTCAAGGTCTATACTCTGATCAAGCAAACAGGCTTGAACATGACCTATGTGTACGGTACAGGCGCCAACATTACATTTGGGCCAGGTTTTTATCAATCAAAAGATGAAGCTGAGCAGTATCGTACCCTAGAAGTTCTCAAAGACACTGCTAATCCAAAATCCAACTATCTTGTGTTTGAACTTGAAGTTCCTAATCCTGCATATCACGAATGATATTGTACGTAAACGGCGATAGTCATGCCGCAGCCGCTGAAGCTGCGGTGCCACATGCTTGGGCACAAGATGACGAATTTCTTTGGGGTATGGGCTGCCAGGCGCATCCTGCCAATGTTCGTGTGAGTTTTGGTTGTGAGTTAGCCAATCATTTGTTTGCTATCCTGGATCTGGATGCACAAGCTGGCGGTAGTAACGCTCGAATCATGCGTACCACTCGTGCCTGGATTGAACGCAATCGTGGCAATTTAGATGATACTTTTATGTTGATACAGTGGAGCACCTGGGAGCGTGAGGAATGGTTCTATGACGATGAATGGTGGCAAGTAAATGCTTCTGGCATTGATCAGGTGCCACCCGAGTTGGAACAACGTTACAAACAGTTTGTGGTTGATGTAGATTGGCCCAGTTGTACACGTCAAGCCCATGAAGAAATCTGGAACTTTCACCAGGAGCTGGAGCAACAGAATATTCGTCATTTGTTCTTTAGTGCAAACAGTCACTTTGCCATGCCAGTGCTAAATTCTCAAAATCTCATGGAACCGGTTATCTTACCCCAAGACCAAAAGGACTGGGGCGCCAGCTACCTAGGACCATATGATGCTGCACAGACCTACAACAGTGTGCTAAAAAACAACGGATTTGAGTACAAAAATCCTTCAAGTTACCATTTTGGTGCGGATGCCCATTGCTTTTGGGCTGAATACCTGTTACAATACATTAAACGTAACCAACTATTAAGACCACATGAAATACCTGCTGATTGATACTAGCAACATGTTTTTCCGTGCACGCCACCAAGCACATCGTGCTAGTGACACATGGACCAAACTGGGCTTTGCATTGCATCTTACTTTTATGAGTGCAAACAAAGTGGCTCGCAGATTTGGTGCCGATCATGTGGTTTTCGCACTGGAAGGTCGTAGCTGGCGCAAAGATGCCTACAAGCCCTACAAGGCCAATCGTGCTGTGGCACGTGGTGCCATGACAGAAACTGAAGCAGAAGAAGACAAGCTGTTCTGGGAAACCTATGATGAGATGACCAAATATTTGTCTGCAAAAACAAATTGCAGTGTTATCCGTTGTGCCACAGCCGAAGCTGATGACATCATTGCTCGTTGGATCGCACTGCACCCCCAAGATGAAAATGTTATTGTCAGCTCTGATTCAGACTTTGTGCAATTGGTTGCACCCAATGTGCAACTCTACAATGGCATAAATGATCACTTGTTCAGTGTTGATGGTGTTACTGACGACAAAGGACGCAAGTTGAGTTTTACTGTTGAAAGCAACAGCAAGATCAAGGTTGGCAAGGCCAATAGTGATTTTGAATCTCCTACTGATTATCAAAAGTGGGTGCTGTTCTTGAAGTGCATGCGCGGCGATCCTGGTGACAATGTGTTTAGTGCCTATCCTGGTGTGCGTATAAAAGGCACAAAAAACAGTGTGGGTTTGACCGAAGCGTTTGAAGATCGCGATCGTCGCGGCTACAACTGGAACAACCTCATGCTGCAACGTTGGACCGATCATGAAAGTGCCGAGCACCGAGTGCTTGACGACTATGAACGCAATCGCACACTAATTGATCTTACTGCGCAACCTGATGACATCAAGCTGGCTGTGGACACTGCTATTGCAGAACAAATTTCACACAAAGATATTGGACAGGTGGGTGCACACTTTCTAAAATTTTGCGGAAAGTACGAACTCAACAAACTCAGTGACCATGCTGAACAAATTGGTCGCTGGCTCAATATAACTTACAAGGGAGTTTTAGATGATCTTAGCCAAGCCCGTGGTAGCGAATCAGTATTGGATTCTTAAAAAAGACGATCGCAAAATTGGTCAAGTAGAAGCTGTTGAAGATGGCTATACTGTAAAAATTCTCGATCGAGTTGCCAGATACAAAACCATCAAGATGGCCGGCCGTGAAGCCAACATTGAATTTGAAAAGCCAGAAAAAACAAAAACAGTACCACGCAATCTAGTGCATGGTTACGAAGTAGCTGGCCGTGTGTATAACCCACTGTGGAATGTGCAACTCCGGTTGCCACTGTTTACCAAAGATGCCAAAAGCAAGAGTTGGTATGCTGCTGGATGGTACCGTGTGAAACAACACCGTACCTGGAAAGTCATGCAAAATCCCAAGTTAATTACACTGCAACGCTATCAGTATCAAGGACCATTTCATACCAAGGAACAAACCAATGAATCCGTTTAGGGACCAAGAAAAATTTATGCGGGCTTGCGACCAAAGTGTCACAGGAGATCAAGCACAGTTTGATATGTATATGGCATTAATCGATGAGGAATACAAAGAACTTAAAGATGCTCCAGATGATGTTGAAACACTAGACGCTCTTATTGACATCTTAGTTGTTACTATTGGTGCTATCCACAGTGCTGGATGGGATGCTGAGGGGGCCTGGAAAGAAGTCATGAGTACAAACTTTGCCAAGATTGATCGAGAAACAGGCAAGGTTCGCAAGCGTGAAGATGGCAAGGTACTCAAGCCTGTGGGCTGGACACCACCAGACCTTGAACCTTATGTTAATAAATCATGAGCTTGCATATAAATCGTTTTGTTGACAGTATCAAAGCACACGAGTCTCGTGGGCAACGCGAATTCACCATGACCTTGCGTGACGCCAAAGACCTGCATGCCGACATCACCAAGCTGTTGTTGACGCTGGAAACCATGCGATCCAGCGTCAACACATCTACTGAAGAACAAGTTATCACAGTTGAACTCAGTGGCGGAAGCTTTAAAACCACGTAGTTTTTGGCATAAATAAACTACGGAGATTACGATGAATGCCATCAAGCCAACTTGGTTATACATAAAACAGCACAATGTTACTGGGTTAAAATACTTTGGTAAAACTACTCAACAGGATCCTTGCAAATACAAAGGGTCCGGTATTCGATGGACCAGGCATTTAAAAAAGCACGGGAATGATGTAACTACGTTGTGGTGTCAATTGTTTGACGACAAAACAGAATTAGTCAACTTTGCTACAAAATTTAGTCAAGAAAATCAAATTGTTGTGTCCGAGCAATGGGCTAATGTTCGGTCCGAAGATGGTCTAATGGGCGGCGATACTGGCATATCAATCGAAGGTCGTAAAATAATTAGTGAAAAATCTAAAAATTTCAGGCACACCGAAGAAACAAAATTACGGATCAAAGAGGCTCGAGCAAAACAAACAAATCTTCGTACAGGGCAAAAGCATTCTCCCGAAACCATAGAAAAAATTAAGGCTGCTCGCGCCCTACAAATAATGCCAACGGGACAAAAACTGTCCGACGAGACAAGAAAAAAGATTTCTGAGTCTCAAAAAATTAGAATGGCAAAAAGGAAAATATCGTGAGTCGTCCCAAACCACAAGTGCTGATTGAGCACACAAACAAACAAACCTACAAGACCGAGCAAGTGCTGGCATCTGAGGGAGTGTGGGCGGTGTTCTACGACTCAAAACCCATCAATCTCAAAACATCTAATTTGTTGACGCAGTACCCGGGACCCAAATACAAGAAGGTTTCGTTCTCAAATAAGGGACACGCAATCAACCTAGCCCGAAAACTCAATGCCCAGTTCAAGACAGATAAGTTTACGGTTGTTCTAATGACTGCTGGAACCCAGATATTTCCTTGAGTTTACAGTTATTACCGTGCCATCTAGCAAACATAGCAACGGTAGTTTCTCTTCCGCAATGCTCGCAAGTTTTTCTAGGATGAACTATTCCAAGTTTTGATTGTCGCATCTTTTCTTTTGTTTCGTTGGATCTCTTTAGATTTAGGCCTAACAATGTTGCCGACGTTTTTTCTTTTGTTAGTTGATTAGGGATTCGAAGTTTCCCTACTTCAGACAGTCGTTCTCTAGTCTGTTTAGAGTGTGTCTTGCCCTTCATTGGACTGGTCCTACCTTTAAAATTTTCTATATGTTCTTCTGTATAAGACCACTTTCGTCTAGATTCTGACATCTTCTTTCGTGTTTTTTCTGTATGCTTCTTACCAAAAAAACTATTGTTTGATCCGCGGGTCGTTTCACTTAGATATTGTGCTCGCTCACGCTTTATCAGAGCATATATTTTGGAGTTGATGCAGCGTCCTTTATGATCGTTAGCAAGTCGCAGTGCTGCATTTACCATTTTTGCCTTATCTTGTCCTTCGGTCATTTTGGTCAAAAGCATATGACAAATAAAGTGTTCTCTAGGGGTTAGCCTAGCAATATTTTGTAATAGGTTTGTGCCGCCTAGCGATTTAGGAATGATGTGATGGCGCTCAAATCCTTCTGTAAGGTGTCTAGATTTTGCGTTCTCTATTATGAGATTATACCATTTGGAATATTTGTTAATTAAATACATACGAGGTTCCTTAAACATACTTATTTATACAAATGTCAAGTAAACTAGACCTCACTAAAAAACTAACTGCCCAGTCTGATATATGGACGGTGGAAGATGCTATGCAATACTGGTGGCAAAATCCCAATGGCGGCTGGCGACTAACCTATGATGGGTTTAAAGCGTTTGAACAATACAATCTTGAGCATTGGGACTTTGAGGTGCCTGTATCTGTGCAAGCCACACCTGGCATACTGCTCACGCTGGATCGAAAACTTACTACACCGTACTATTTCAAACTAGGTAAAAAACCTTTACTGTGTTTCTTTGACAGCAAGTACGCAACCATGTACGCATTATATAATGATTTCAAACGGTTTGTTGCAAGTTTACAACACTATTAAAACGGTTGACCAAAAATTCAAAATCGCTTATACTGTAATTGTAGTAGTTGATAACCCAAGCGAAAGGAGCCCAAGATGGCAGAAGTCAAACTTTCCGGACTGTATAAAGTCACAGTGACAGAATACGATTGCGGTGCTCAACGTGTTGACCCCAGCGACACTCGCTTCTACTCCACACTGGAAGAAGCCCAGGCCTACAAGGCACACTGGGAAACAGGCGGTAGTCGTGAGTGCTATTGGCGTGCTAGTATTGAAAAAGTAAGCTAAAAGTAGTACATTTTACCCCACAAAAAGTAGTACTTTTTCGTGTGCAAAAACGGTTGACTCAAAATGCCCAATTTGCTATAATATACACATGAACACAAAAACAGTAGCCCGTAAAAAGCGTACAGATCGTACTCATGTAATCTACATGATCGAGTCGGGTTCAGACTTTTACATTGGTGTTACTGCCAAGACCGCTTCAACTGTGAAGCTGAGTGTTATGACTCGGTGCCGCAAGCACCTGTATCGCTCGCGTAGCGAAGACAAGTCGTGGATGTTGTACCAAGTTCTGCGTGAGCGCGGTGTTGGTGCTTTTACTGTTCGCGTCTTGGACGTGGTGCGTGGCAAAACTGATGCACACGCCGCAGAGCGTGAGTTGATACGCAACCTTCGTCCCAACTTGAACACCGACATGCGCGGAGTTGTTTAAGTGTTTGACCAAATAATCCCAAACTGTTATAATAAGACTTAATTGAAAGGAACACACATGGCTGGCAAAGCAACATCAATTTATCTTAGCATTGTTCCCAAAGGTGATTTCAAAGCGGTGTTCAGAAAGACATTCTTTGAAGCCAAGGCCTACAATGAATACATCCGGTCTGAAGAGTTCAAGACTCAGTGGCCCGAAAGCGAGTACACTGTTATAAAAGAAACATACTGACTGCACAGTGACTGGCCAAATTGACGCCAGAAGAAAAGAAAGTATTGGGATTAAAATGACAAAATTCGTACACATCGTTCAAGTCCACCCTGTAGAACTGGGCAAGCCCAACCTGCATAAGGTTGTTGCCGAGAATGAATTTGAAAACAAGGCCGATGCTGATTGGTGGATTGAAACTTACAACCTTCGTGGCGCAACTAATCGACATGGCGATAATACTAAGGCAGTCTACTACGGCTGTGTCAACGATCTAACCGGAGAACTGGTATGAAAATCATTAAATGCTGGGATATTCAAACTTGGGACGGGGGTGATCGTCACAACCACAAGTATTATGTAGCAACCAAAGAAGCTGCCGATGCCTGGAAGGCAAAGCACAAGTATGATGAAGTCTATGAAAAAGAATTTGTTATCCTTGACAGTTTGGATGAATTGACAGAGTACGAAAACGGTGAACTCCGCAAACGGGCCCTGGCTAAACTGTCAGAAGCAGAAAAGAAAGTATTGGGGCTAAAATGAACATCCAAACCGTAGCAACCAATCTGCGTAAAACAATCGCCGGCAAGGAAGAACTGTTGGCTGATCTTAAAGGACGGCGTATTCCACCCGAAGTATCAATTCATTACCTTGAAATCAACATTGACGAACTCAAGCGAGTCTTGCAGGATGTGGAACAGTGTATTGAAAAGGTGGAAGTATGAGCATTATCACAGCATACAAATCAGACGCTGACGGCAAGATTTTTGAAGACAAATCAAAGTATGTTGCCCACCTACGCACCCTGGCCCGACATCGTAATGCTCAACGTCGACTGCAAATTGCCGAAGCTGCCAAAGACGCTGCCTGGGCCGAACTGTACGAGCGTGAGCAAAGCATCAATGACTGGTGCCAAATGGTGATAGATAACCAGCACCTGTTCTGGGCCGAAGCTGCCGCAGGCGATCCATACGACTGGGACTGCGTTGGCAAAAAGATCAGTCGACGCAAAGATGCTCAGGTTGTGCCTGTGCCACGTGTTCTGAAGATTACGAATAACCTGCGCTGGAGCGACAGTGTCAGCAACAGTCACTCATGCCCTGTGGGCGGTGTGCAATGCTTCAGCAGCTACGAAGCCCGAGACGGTCGCCCGCGTGGCTACCCAGGTTGGACTGGACGCATTGAGTGGCTGGTTGAATGGCCCAAGGAACTGGACAGTTACTACCTTGGCAGTGACTTGTTTAGCCGTGGTACGTTCCACTCAGGTCGACAACGTGCTCACACTGGCACCGGAGGCGGGGGCGGCGGACACTTCAACAAAGAGTTTGACACCTGGTGCCAGCGTCCCGGATACGATTTCCGTATCTATGCCTCGGATTGGCCGGGCTTGGCTCGTTACTATGAGAAGCGCAAGATGTGGGCTGCACTCAGCAACCGTCAGACCACACTCAGCAACCGGGATTTTGCATGAACAAACGATTAAGAGAACTTGCTGAACAGGCTACTAGTATTGTAGAAATGGTTGGCCCACAAGGTTATGCCAGCAGTTATGCCAACTTTGATAGAGAAAAGTTCGCTCAACTGCTGGTAAGCGATGTGCTTCGAGAAGTCGACACCCGTGCATACGTTTCTGGTGACCGTGCCTGGAGCGATGAAGTAGATCGCCCCTGGATTGAACTGGAGTACGGCTTTGGCCAGCTAGCCGATGCACAACGTCAAGCAGGAAAGATCAAATGACCTATATTGCCAACTACAACAACACCATTCAGTTGCCTTGGGAGCCGGGCTTGTTGGAATGGTTGCAAACACGCTATCCACACTCCAGTTACAGGATTGTGACACAATGAAACCTGAAACAGACACAATACTGGGCTATGCCCAACTGCCCGATGGTGGGTGGGAACCAATCCTGCCTGCTGAGCCGGGCTACATTTACACCCAGGCTTTCATACTTTGTCAGCAGTGCCAAACTGCTATCCGCCCACAAGGTGGTCCCAGCTATAACTCACTTTGCCCCACTTGTTATGAACAAAATACCTAATCGATTCCGTCCCAGCTCTAGCATGGACACTAGAACTATCATGAAGATGCGCCGAGTGCATGGTCGTACAGACAGCTACAACTGGCAACGCCGTGTTGAGTGGTATCCTGCGGGGTTCCGACTCAATCGCAAGACCATCTTCAAGCAGTTTGGTCAACTTCATTATCTTGCTTGTCACAGTCCCGAACCTGTTCAAAAGAAGTGGAAACATGCGTACGATACTTTCCATGCTCGACATTTTGGCTCATTCAACGCAAGTATGCGATATCTCAACAACTGGAGCTGTCACGCATGGTTGTAAAAACAAAACCTCCGATCCAACATTCGGATCTGTTTGGTCAACCCTTGGATGACATATTTACGATTGACCAACTAAGAAAGTTATCGTATAATAAGTAAATTAAACGCCTTGCAAGTTCTACAGGGGAACAGCCGACTCATAATCGGTCGGGGTGGGAGCATTACCCACGCGAGGTACCAAACATTCTGGCGTTCGTATAATGGATAATACAGGGGATTTCTACTCCCTAAATAGCGGTTCGATTCCGTTACGCTGGACCAAACTACTACAAAAATGAATAGCAGTACTGATCGTCGCACTTTTCAGCTCAAGTCTTACATCCAACGATGCAAGGACGATGGCAAAGAACCACAGGAAGAATATATGAAACTGTATCAAGACGAGGCTGACCGCGCCCGGGAAAATGAAGCCAGCGAGGAGTGGAAAAAATACAATCTAGAACACGACCTGCGTAGTACTAGTTGGATCTGCGACAAAGTCAAGTCACGCGAAGAGTATGCTCAAAACATCTATGCTGCCTTGTGCAACAACAAATTTGTGAAAAATGATGTTTGGCCCTTGCTCCAGGAACAACGCTGGTCATGCTCGTGGCGCTATGCCGGGGGCATTGTGGCTGACATGCTCGAACAAGGTGATTACATTGACTGGTACTGTTCGGGCATCCGCGGCAGCGTCACACAAGAAGATTTCAAGGACATGACCCCTGAACAAATTGAAAAACATCAGTGGATGAACAAGCATTTTGTGGGAGAAAGCTATGTTACTGATGAAGTACAAGAAGATCTGTTCAAGCTGGGCTGGATAGTAGTGGACAAGGACCAAGACCATTGACTTATACTCTCAACGACAAAGATCGGTATGGCTACTACACTGTAGGCAACCAAAAAACCTACAGCAAGTTAGAAGCCATTGAATTTTACGGCCAAAGCCGGCAGCCTATTCAGTGGCATTACAATACCCAAGTGTATGGCCAATTCAACTGGGGCCAGGACCCCCCGGGCAATTTAGAATTTTGGTACCGTGCTAGAGCTGAACAGATTCGCAACGACTATGACTATATTGTGTTGTGGTATTCTGGCGGTGCTGACTCGTCCAATATACTCAATACTTTTGTAAAAAACAATATCTTTGTTGATGAAATTGCGCAGTATACCACAGTAGATGGTACTCAAAACAAGCAAGATTACCTCAATGGCGAAATATATGCTACTGCTATACCACAGACACAGACACTGTTAGAAAACAATCCGTTGTACAAAAACACAGTGCACAGAGTCATCGACATAACTGACCTCAATGCAAAGTTAATGACTGTAAGCGACAATCGATGGGACTTTTTCTATCACGTCAATCAATACTACTCATTCAGTGCGTTGAGTCGCAGTTACATAAGAGAAACTGTGTCTGCGTATCGTGAATTGATCGAATCGGGCAAAAAAGTTTGTTTTGTATGGGGAGTGGAAAAACCTGATGTGTTCCAACAAAATAATCAATATTATTTACGTTTTGGCGATGGGCAGGATCATGCCGTAACTGCTCTTGCTCAGCAGCTGAATCGACCAGGAGAATACGATGAATTTTTTTATTGGGCACCAGACATGCCCGCATTACCGGCAAAACAAGCTCATATCATATGCAGGTACTTAAACAATCTTACTGCCACAGATGTTGATGGTATTCATGTGCTAGATAATCACGGATACGAGGATACAGTTTACGGCACCACTTGCCCTGATCCTTATCTAACCAAGCCTTTGATCAAAATCACTAGATCAGGTCGTCCCTATGCTCTAAGCATGCGAGGCTTGCACAGGCTGATATATCCCGACTGGAATCCTAATTTAATTGTTGCCGGCAAACCTCATGGCCATATGTTTGCTCTTAAAGATACCTGGTTGCTTTGCAACTCGGCACCTGATTGTGGACAACGATACTACACCAATGGGGTACCGGCACTGCGACAAAAAGTAAAACAAATTGACCCTAATCTTTGGCGGGAATACAAATTTGATCCCAAGCGAGCTCCATATATCGGCGGGGTGCATCGTTTTTACAATAACTATTGCTTGGGCAACGTAACAGCATTTGATCATGATAAAAATTGAAAACAACCCCAAATTGGGATTTTACACAGTAGGCCAAGAGAAATTTTTCAGCAAGCCCATGGCCTTGATGGAAGCGACAAAAACCAACCAGTTTCCCAAATGGAACTTTAATGACGAAGTGTTTGGCACAATTAACTGGCACGATGAGCCTTCCCCTCATATAAATGAGCTATATCGTATTAGAGCACAACAGTTGCGCAACAAGTACGATTATATTCGTTTAGAGTTTAGTGGTGGCTCAGACTCAACTACTGTGTTGTACAGTTTTGTAAATAACAACATTCACATTGATGAAGTGGTTTTTCGTTATCCCAAGACTGGTGAAAAAAATGTCAACGATGACCCGTTCAACTACAAATGCGAGAACACTTTAAGTGAGGCAAAGTACGCGGCATTTCCAATTCTGAATTGGTTAACAACAGCTTCTCCACGTACTAAGATTACGTTGCATGACTATAGCGAAGACATGCTCAATAGTTCTTACGATGAATCTTGGGTATATCGTTCTAAAGATTATTTTCAGCCCGGACACAGTTTCAAGCATTCTAAAATAGGGCACCATGATCACAAATTGCAAGCAGACTCAGGACGTAATATTTGTATCTTATATGGAGTAGACAAACCTAAAATTTGTATCAAGGATAGCAAGTGGTATGCGTACTTCATTGACATTATTGCCAATCACTCAGTAACTGATGCTGGAGAGTACAGCAATCTTACTACTGAGTATTTTTATTGGAGTCCGGACTTGCCCGAAATGCTTGTAAAACAAGCCCACGTGCTCCGACGTTGGTTTGATCTCCCAGAGAATCGAATGTTGCAGTATGTTTGCAGATGGCCCAACTACAGTTACACTCATCGCAATGCGTATGAATCTATTTTGAAACCGTTGATTTATCCTGACTACGATCCTGCTACGTTTCAAACCAACAAGGCCTCAAACAGTTTTTACAATGAAATGGATTTTTGGTTTTACCAAAACTTCAAAGAAACTCAGCAGTTTAAGATTTGGCGTGCTGGACTTGACCACCTAATAAATAGCATTGATCCCAAATATTTCAACTACGAAATGAAACAACCTGTGGGCTTTGTGGGATTTATCAGCCCATTCTATTATCTTGGTGATGCTAGTTACACAGACACTGGCATCAACTCACACTTTAAATTCTAAGGACCATATGAAAAAACTTTTAACTATATTATTATTGACATTGTCGTTGACTGCACACAGTCGAGAAAACGTTACAATTGCTTATAGTTGGGCCGCAAGCGATCCTGCCGCAAACTTTGATCGTGCGATCATCAACGAAGCCAACCGTATTCAAGATCGATTTACATTTATTTTTGAAGCAAAGCCAGGCGCTGGTGGCACAGTTGCCGCAAACTTTGCGTTAACTAATGCAAACACAGTACTAGCAACCAGTTCTGCATTTTTTATTCGTCCCAATTTTTATCCAAACGACAGTCACGACGTTGGTGCCTTTAGAGAGATTATGCCCAAGTGTGTGGTCCCTGCATTGATCACCAGTGTAAAATACAATCGTTGGCAAGATGTTCCGCATGATCGTTACTTGACCATTGGAGTGAGTGGCTTGGGCACTACTACTCATTTGATTGCTGAACAGTTGCGGTTAAAGTACCCAGATATACAAGTAATTCCATTCAAGAGCACTAGCGAAAGTTTAGTAAATATGCTCGCAGGACAAATTGATTTGTCAGTTAATTTTATTGGTGACGTTGAAAGTTGGGCTCGAGAAAATCACACAAAGAAAACTGTAAATCTATTAGGTGTAACTGGTACACAAACATTTGAAAATGTTCCTACTTTAATTAGTCAGGGGTTTAGTCCTAACTTGGCGTTTATGAGCCCGCCGCACCAGTACTTGGTTTCTGCCCGCATAGATCAAGGGCGTTTTCAAGAATTGCGTAGCATTCTTGCAAAGGCTGCAGATACTCCAAGAGTACGTGCGGCTTATTACATTGATCGTTGCCAACCTATAACTATCAAGGATACCCAACTAGACCAATACTACCAAGATCAAATTATCAAGTGGAAAAAATTTAGTGCTGGAGTTAAAATTAATTAAGGAATCGTTATGCAACCTTGGACTTATATTGTTTTAAAAGATTTCCCGCTGCCGCCTCGCGATCTACTAGAGCAAATTGATCTATCGCTTACTCCCGAAGTAAACAACACAGGCTATTTGCAAACCGAACCACTGATCAACTGGAATGGATATTCTGGTCCAGCGGCTCTGAATGTACGTGTATTGTTTAATAACGACTATACTGAATGGTTGAAAAAACATGTTACTACTGAATTTGAAAATGCAAGTTTAAATTATGTTACAGGGCCGCCACAAATAAAAACCACAGCACCGCATCGAGATTTTACTCGAGACTACGTGTTAATCTACAATGTAGATACCGGGGGCGATGATGTTAAATTACAATTTTGGAGGGAAACTGGACACGAAGTTGTTCGCGAGCCCGGTGCGGCTTGCGGGCGCAGAGCTGATCTTGAACTGTTAGATACGGTATCGGGTCCACCAAATTGCTGGTATCTAACAAATGCTACTATTTTACACAGTACTGATAATATGGTTAGACAGCGTGTAAATTTACAAGTTAGTTTTAAGCAAGGCAACAAATTTGTAGAAAATATTATAAATCAGCATAAATAACAATAGCAACGCCAGCAGATGCTGACGTCGGATTATAAGGACGCATGGGATTGTCCCTTTACTAGATGTCATCTAGAACGCCCACCGTAGCAGACAACTGCAAGCAAAACTCACACAAGGAAAAAACATGCAACCTAAATTAGTAAAATGGGTTTTGGCGCACGAGCCCATTGATATTTTTATCAAAGCCGCCGAAAAATTTACCGAAGTCATTGACAAGTTGGCCCCAGGTCAACTCAAAATAGAAGTTATGACTCTGAGCGAGTACGCAAATCGATACAACAACGGCAAAAAAATTACCAAGCACGATTTATTGCAATTAATGGAAGACGATCTCATTGAGATGAGCCAGACATACAGTTATGTGTTAGGTAACAAATACGCACCTGACATGCATGTTGTAGACATGCCTTTTTTATTTCGTGACCATGATCATGCTGCCAACGTATTTGAGGGCAAAATTGGTGCTAAGTTGTTAGACAGCTACGGTCATAATAGCAACTTACAAGGTTTAGCGTTTACATATTCGGGCGGTTTTAGAAATATTCCGTTTAGCAAAAATGTTGCAACACTAAACGACTTGGCCGGAGCTCGTGTGCGGGTGACTTCCAATCCAATTTGCGAAGCAATTTTTGAAAGTATTGGTGCTACTCCGGTTACGTTTGATATTGAAGATTTGGCTGATCGCATGGAAGATGGAACTGTAGAAGGCGGCGAAAGCTCGTGGCCACGCATTTATGCTTGCCGTCAAAACGAAGTAAGTAATGTAATTTTTGACACCGAACACAATCTGTTGACCACTAATATCATTGCCAACAAACAATGGATGCAAGGCTTGCCGGTTGAGTTACAAGCCAAAATTAAACAAGCCGCAATTGAAGCGGCACGCCATGAGCGTGACATTAGTGTTGCAGATGTCGAGCGTGTGGGATCTCTTGCTCGTGCTGATGGCATTCGTGTTATCAAGTTTTCTGAAGAAGATCAAACTCACTTTAAGAAAGCAACAGAATCAGTTTACACCAAGTTTGAAGACTACTTTACACCAGGGTTGGTTGACAGCATTCGCACTTTACAGTAAACTACAGTTTATTGCTGTATGAAGCAAAGAGAAAAGGATCCAAGACCCGGGGGCAGTTCCCGGCATCTCCACCTAAGTGTATGTTGTATATTTAGGTGGGGATGACATAGATATCGATTGGGTCAAGAGTAACAGAGTGGACAGCTCGGCAATGTGAAAGCCGTAGGATTGGGGTCTCCCGGTCGTAGAAGCAAAAAACGTAAATGCAAACGACGAACAGTTCGCTTTAGCCGCCTAAACTCGGCTTAGGGTAGGAAATACCTCGTAACAGAAACCGCCAAAAAGGGGCCAATGGCCCCTTTTTCTTTTTACACCTCTAGTAGAAATAAGTATGTGCCTGTATAGAAATCATCAAATGAAAAAAATATTATTATCTTTGTTGGCAACGATTTGTGTGTCAGCATCTGCTGACACTGTTCCAACAGATTTTTCAGTCATTGCTCGACTACCAACCGGAGTATTACCCACACTGTGCCGCAGTGTTTTTGCGGCATACGCTCGGGAATACAAGAGCAACGTCAACATTGTTATCAAGCCCGGAGCTGATGGCATTTTGGCAGTAGAAGATGTGACGTCGTCGGATAAATTTACTGTGCTCTGTGCTTCATCAACTGAGCTGGTTTTTAACTTTTTTGAATACCCCCAACATGTAAAGATACACAGCGACCTACAACCGACAAATATTTTATCCACAACCATAGTGTCTTTTACATCTAGTCCCACAAGCAAGTATCAAAATCTAGTTGAATTGATTGCTGACAAAAAATCTATCACTGTGGGCTTTGCTGGCAGTGCTCACGGGTTCATTGCTAAAAAAATGTTCAACGAAAAACAACTGGTGCTAGTTCCTTTTAAAGCAGCACAACAGGCAATTCCGTCATTGCTAGACGGAACTCTTGATGTGTATCTGTCTGGCGGCGCATTTGAAGAACTGCACCGAGATGGCAAGCTTAAACCAATGGGACATCTGCATGGTCGACCAACATCATTGGGTCCAGCACTGGATCAACATTTTTCCGAGGCATTAAAATTTCCTTCATTTGTTGCTCTGGCAATTAGCAAAAAAACATCACCAGATGTTGCAAGAGAATTTAGCCGGCGCATTGCATTGATCATGAAAACACCCGAAGTACAACAAACAATTCAAGATCTCAATGGTAACTATACGCCCAACACCCTACAACAGGCCACTGTGTTTGTAGAAAAAATAAAAACTGACGCTAAGAAAAGTTATTGATGTTTGATTTTCAAAATTTCGAAGACGGACCAAGGCCTACCCGACACGGATTTTACTGTGTAGGGGACAAAAAATTTTACTACAAAGCAAGTGCGTTAGTACATGCATCAACACAAAAATTGCCAGTGACCTGGGAGTTCAACAATGATGTATTTGCTGAGCAGGTGGCCAAACCAAGGTTGCCAATATCACTGCCAGAGCTGTATCGATTGCGATGCCAGCAAATAAGAGATCAGTATGACTATGTTATATTGGCCTACAGTGGAGGTGCCGACAGCAATACTATACTCCGGTCATTCCTTGACAACAACGTCAGACTGGATGAAGTTTGGTTCGATCAACCGTTTGAGTTTATTGAAAAAAGCAACTATACTCCTACATTATCAACTGATCCTAGAAATCTAGTCAGTGAGTGGTTTTTTGTTGTCAAGCCAGACTTTGAACAACTGCAAGTATCAAATCCAGAAATAAAAATACACGTATCAGACGCATGTAAAGATCCCAGCATCGAAGACTACGAAGATACTTTTCAGCATACATTTGCTTATACCTACAATGGCATCAAACGTTGGAGGTACATGAAAAATTACATTGAAAAATTACAAGAGCGCCACAAGAAAGTATGTGTTATTTTAGGAACTGACAAGTGCATTACTTTTTATCACCAAGGCAGCTATGGATTTTCTTTTAAGGACAGTCCCACAAATATCAAACACTCGTTTATTGAATATTTTTACTGGACACCTAGCATGCCAGAAATTGCAGTTCAGCAGGCCTACGAAGTTTGGGATCAGCTGCAACACAATACCAAGTTACTGGTACAAAAAAAGATGAGTCTCAAAAAAGACCCCAATGATTATATCCGTCGAGATCAGTACGATCAATTTATCAAATCAGTAATCTATCCAACCTGGGACCCGAACAGACATCAAGTCGACAAGATGACAATATTTTTAGGCAAAGGCTTCAGTGTATTTGTTGATCGATGGTCGCAAGAACGTTTCTATCAAAGTTGGGCCAGCAACGTTCAACATACTTTTAAATCCATAGATCCTGCGATGTACACAAACGGGCGAGATCCAACAGATGATTTTAAATCGTTTGCGGTGAACTACACGCTTGGTAAAAATTCCACATAAAACCATCGTTTTCGTTGACTGAACCAACACTTGTACTATATACTTGAGTATGGGCATTTTGTACCATACTTTCAAAAGGAAATTTTAAATGAAGAAAATTATAATTACAGCCGCTTTGTTGGCTACTTGCGCCCTGGCTTCTGCTCAGACCACTATGTACGGTCGTGTCAACGCCACTGTTGACAGCACTAAAACTGGTGCTATTCGTGCAGACAGCATTGTCAATGACATCAGTCACATTGGCTTCAGCGTCAAAGAAGACCTCGGAGGCGGATTGTCAGCTCGTGCTGTGATCGAAACCTCTG